ATTTGAATCATTGCTATATCTGTTCCGCTCGCACTATTAGTGATTTGAGCATTACCGATATAAACTGTAAACCCTTCCGATGCATATGGTAAACCAGTTATGGCTAATGAACCAGTCGGTGAAGATACCGTGCTTATTGGAATAGTAGCTGATGCCATTACTACATTCTGAAACTTGTAATACCTCGCTTGACCTCCAGCACCAACTGTTACCGAGCCACCTCCAACGGTGATGCCTGGAGTCCAATTGTCCACCTCTACTGCATTAACTTGACTCGCTTGTTGTTGAGCCGTTAATACGATTAAATCTCCCGGACCTATATCGAAGTCGGTAGTGGCTGAACTTACGCTAATGGAAGTATCGCCCTGATCAACTCTGGCCGTCGTGGTGAATACCTGACTCTGGCCCGTACTTGCAGAAATAACCGTGATGTCATCTCCTGAACCGATAACGCCTGACTTGAAGAACCCTCCAATCGTGATACCCGTAATGGTGCTTCCCTTTGCAATCGTCTGATTCACCGAGCCCTGACTTACCGCACCTGCTAACCCTGCGATTACGCCTCCCGTTCCTGGTAAGGTCGGTTGCGTAGTTCCTGCCGTGATGCCTGATGGATTTGGTTTGCTGATATTACTGGAAGATATTCCCGAACTCGCCCGCTCTACCAATTCCCAAACGCCCTGCCATCTGTCGTTATTGGCAATGAACTTACCTCCGCAAAATACGTAGTAATTGGAAATGATTCCGTAGCGCAAACATTCATCCGGGTTATACTCTCCGAAGATAGTCGCATATCTGCGCTCTCTTGGTACTTTCATCATCCGCAACGCCTCAACTACTGCTAAGTCGTTGAAGTCGTAGGCTGCGCTGATTACGTTAAAATTCCAACGCCCATTATCAACTGCGTACGTGGATTTGTCTGATGTTGCCCGCAATAATCCTGGCTCGAAGTTGCTCTTGAATCGTGAACCAATCAATGCGTTTTGTGGGTAGTCGTAGGTATTAACCGTGTCGCCTGATGTATTCGTTGCCGTAAATTGAATCTCAACGTCGCTTTCGTTATTTCCCCCCTGCATTCCCATGAACATAAAGTTCGTGCGACCTTGAAGCACCGTATCTCCGTTGTACGTTCCTGCATTTGGATTAAGGTCGAAGTCGATCTCATTCATACTAACCCCTATTCCAGAAGTCGCTCCAAAATTAGCATATATCTCTGGGCTAACTCCGTAGTTGATGTAGAATGTGGTGCCGGTCATATCATCCTCTGTGAATGATGGAGTGGTAATACTGAATCGGAATACCTTTCTGAACTGCTCACCGTCTAATAGCTTGCCCATCGGTACGGTTGCATAATATCTACCTCCCACCGTCGTACTCCAAGTGGCCGCGCCTTCATCATCCCATACGTCTTTCCTAAGGTAGTATGTAGTGGAGCCGTTACTGATTACCACCGCTAACGCAAGTTCTATTAATGAATTTGCATTTGCGTAGTCGCTACCCGTGTTATTCGTAATAACCAACTCCACTTCGCCATCAATGATGAACTTCTTGTTTACCCCAGCACTTGCAAACTCCAACGGTACTGCTACATACGGGAATAGTACGTTATTAGCTGAACCAAAATAGTCGGGTTGTTGGGTGAGGATATTTGCTGAATAACGATGCTCGTAGGTACGATTAACCTCGATAACTGGCTTGGCCCATTCGCGCTTACCTCCTGCCAACTCGATTACCGTGCTTTGGTTAACTACCGTGATCGCTTGACTTGTGCTTGATGCCGTATTATCTCCTGATGTATCTATTATCGTTTCCCGTCGGTTTGCCGTCGTGTAGCTTGTGGCCTGCTCGATTAGATAATAGCCGTTGGTGAGTAAGATTCGCGCATTCCAATCGTGAAGAATGCTCTTTAATACGTCGTAGCAATTCGGTGCAGCAACGTTTCCCGTATCATCATCTCTGGTCCAATAGTTTTCTACCCGGACTGCCGTGTATTCCATTGGCTCGCGGCCCGTAGTCAAGTGGCTTGAATGATACCATTGCGTTGCGAACTTCAAGTAGTCCTTATTCACCACATCCGTTCCGTTACCGCTCAACTCCATTATCTCGGCAATAATCTCTGTGAAGCGTTTTAAGCCCTTTGGTAGATCACCTGCACCATCTACGTACTCAATCTCTTTAAGTCGCCCTAAAGCATCCGTAGCTACTAAATTTATAAGGGTTGGGTAGGCATTTGGTTCTTTCACCATATCGGTTAATATCGGCCCCCACCAATACGGTACGTAACTTCCAGTTGTATCTTCTGAAACGATTAAAAAGTACCTTCCATCGTCGGCTTGTGCAATGTCGGTGATTAAGGTTTCCAATCCCGTATCGCCTGGATTGATAATCATCTCCGCACTACACTTGCTGGCCTTAATCGGTTCTAATAGGTCGTCGTTGGGACTTTCGTATTGTATGGTGAATCCGGGTGCAGCTACCTCGAAGTCTAAGATTGTTGGCGTACCGGTTTCGTCTAAGTCGTAAATCTCCACCTCCCACTCGCGGCCGAGTTCGGAAGTAAATTGCGCCCGTGCTAATACTGCACCCATTATCTCAAGTTGTTAAGGTCTTTACTGCTTTTGTCCAATACCAAGCGAAGTGCATCTCCATCGAACTCACCCGTGATATTAACGTTTACGTTTGAGCCTCCCATCATATTCATGAATGCGCCCATCTTCTCGAATGGAATGATCGCTTCCTTTCCTGATGCGTTATCTCCTACCATTGCAAGTGTTGGCCCGGTTACCATACCCCCTTGTGCGAAGGCTGGTGCGCTTGATAAAGCAGATTTCGCTTGAGCGATTCCACCCAATACCGATGTAATACCCGTTGCAATGGCTGCTAAGTTACCTGGAAACGGAATACCTGCTCCAGCTGCAACTGCTGATGCAATACCTCGTGCCGTGTTTGCTGCTATCTCAAATAAGGCCAATGCTTTGCTATCTCCAGCTAACCCTCGCATCGCTCCAATGATACTTCCAATAGCACCAATAGCAGATTCTGCTCCTATCTTAACGGACTCTTGAATGGTTTCCACAACGGTTGGTAAGGTTTCCATTGCGCGCTCTATCTCATCCATCTGATTAATAACCTCATCTGCAATAGATGGAATACTTGTAACGGGCTGTCCTGCTCCACCGCCTCCTCCAGCTGGAGTGGTTGTAGTTCCATCTACTGTTGTATCTGGAGTGCTTAGTTCTCCCGTTTTTTTCTGAAGCAAACCAAGTGCCTCTGCCGCACTCATTGCTCCGTTCTTTACCGCCTCCGCAAAAGTGCCGAACTCGTGCTCGTATTCTTTGGTTTCTACCTTCAATCCTTCTAACCCCTCACTCATTTCGGTGAATGGATTAGTGATCGGGTTTCCACCCATTAAATTGGCCAATTTGTTATAAGCCTCAATTAATACGCTGAATGGATTAAAGTCAATAATAAACTGCACCATGTCAATCAACGCATTACGCCACCATCCCATGTCGCCTAACCGCTCCTTGACTGCTTCCCAATTATCAACTAAATAAACAAAGGCCGCAGTAACTCCAGCAATCGCTACAACTACTAATCCAATAGGCCCAGTCAAGAATGCGAATGCTGATGCTAAACCTCCCAGCGCAATGCTCAACTGTCCTACCACAACAAGCATCGGACCAATGGCTGCCGCAATACCTGCTATGAGAATCAGCTTCTTCTGCGCTTCGGGTGTTAGTTGTTTGAATGATGCAGTAAGTCGCTGAACGTAAGCCGTTAAATCTCCAACTACTTGAGCAAAGTTTAAGTTCTCGGAAATACTATTACCGATCTCGGCCAATGCGATATTCATGTTATCTCTCAAAGTGCTGAATAACCCGAAGATGGTCTTGCTCTGCAACTCCATACCTCCTGCGAATTGTCCTCCCGCACTTGTAGCATCCTCGAAGGCCTTAATCAATACCGGGAAGGTAACTGCACCCTCTGATACCAATCCTTTCACCTCCGAAGTAGCAACGCCCATTGAGGAAGCTAACATATCAATAATCGGTACTCCGTTGTTGATCAACTGGAGTAGGTCCTGGCCCATTAACCGCCCTGAAGCAGCTACCTGACCAAACGCTACCGAAATACCTTGTAAATCCCCTCCTGATACCGCAGCGATATCTCCGATGTTCTTTAATGCCTTGTATGCGGAATCCGAACTCATCCCGAATCCGAGCAAGGTATTGTTGGCCTTTACCAACTCATCCAACTGGAATGGAGTACCTGCGCTGAATTTTACCAAACGCTCGAAGGCCTTTGAGCCTTCCTCTGCGCTTCCCGTTAATACGTTAAGTGATGTTCTAAGCTTCTCGAATTTACCTGCGCTCATTACCGCCGCAGTACCTAACCCTAATATCGGAGTGGTTAGTTTTAAGCTCATCTCGCGGCCTATCTTGTCCGCTCTCTTACCGAAGTCCTCTAATGATTTGGAAGCAGTTTTAATGGACTTACGGAAGCCCTCAATGTCTGCACTAATTATTGCTTGTATCGCGCCTACCTGCTCTGCCATTTTTCATCCAATTTTTACGAATTAACTCTTTTTCCTCTTCGGTAATTGTTCTTCTATTGTCCTGGTCGATGCTTAACGGTATCAAGTCCTTTGGATTAACCTTGCGCTTACTGTTCGCGTTGATTAAGATCGCTCCAATGAACCTCGTCTGCTCCCACTCTTTATCCCTTGCTATGCGATATCCATCTAACTTCCATATCGCTTGCCTCATCGTCGCCCTCCAAAAACTTTCTTCTTCTAAGTGCAGATTCACGCACCACATTCTCCGCAGGTCTGCAAAGGTTATTTTCCTGCCTTCTTCGTCGCTTTTTTTTTGCTTTCGGTACTCTCGGGCATATATTGAGCAATAACACCTGCAAAGGCCTCTATTAGCGTCGTAGCGTCTTGTCCTAACATCGTGTTACGAACCCAGCGAAGATTCACCGATAATGGTTCTTCTTTGTGCTCGTGCCCGGTCTGAATAGCTACGTATATCATCTTGGCCATCGCGTCGATGCTGGATATCTTGATTGCACCATCTTCGCCTGGATTGAGTTCTGAAAGAACCTCCACCATTTTGGTCTGCACCTCGTTTACATCCTCGATGCCGAGTGCCGTAGCGAAGTCCAATGCACTTGCGTTATCCCAAAAAAGGTGAACAGTTGATCCATCCACCTTAATTGTATAAATCTTTGTGCGCATTAAACCTCCTGCCAACTGAAGCTACCCGTTGAGCGAAGTGTTACCGAGTAGGTAGTCATTTCGTTCTTAGGCGCGTCGATGCTTACCGACTCCACTAATGCCGAACCCGTGATGTAGCGATCTCCAGTCGTTGCGAATTGCCCCCACTTGTAAGTTACCTCTGTACCTGCAACAAGGTCGTCGAATGCTACCTCTCCTGATTGAGTGGTTTCGTCTACGTTGTGCAAACCTTCGATGCTGATAGTGAGTGAACGCTCTCCGCGAGTAAACTCTTTGTACGCGCTTGAATCTTTAGTAGTCTTGTCGATCATATCGGCTGCCACCTCTAAAGAAGTAGAAGTCGTTCCAACGTAGGTGTTGGAATCTGACTCAACAAGAATTACATCTCCATTAACTAATGCCATTGTCTGTTATTTTAATTTGTTGCTAATTTACTGTCTTGCCTTGTGGTCTTGTTCTAATTACTCGATAATGTCGGGATCGGGTTCTGGAAAGTATTCCGGGTGCAACTCCTTGCACTTCTCAACCCATTCTGCTATTGCGCTACTTGAGCCAAAAACGTGAACGCCCATCGGTGGGCACCAAACCAACTGATTATCCCAGCTTGCATCGGGTTCTCCATCCCATAATACGTCTATGTGATAAGTCGAAGTCATAACGGGTGGTGTTACCTCGTTTCCTTCCTCATCGTAAACTGCGGGTGTAACAACAAGGTTGCCTAAGTGTACGATTGCGTGAGAGTGATTAGGGTTGCCTTCCTCATCTACGCCTAATTGATTGATTTTTGTAGTTGCAGCACCCTTGCTGCCGAAAGAGTATTTTCTAAATGTTTTCATATTATAGGGTTGTTAAGGCGATACACTCGGCATCTGTTAATGCAGTTGGGAAATAAAGCAGTTGTTTTACTTCTCCTTCAAATAATGCCGCACCAACACCATTATCAAAACGCAATACATTTAATCCGCTTGGTGGCGTTACAC